CTGCAACTGTCCGAGGTGTAACTATGTGGCCTTTTAAGCGAAAAGACACGGAAACCCGCAGCATGAGCATTGATGAGTTTCTTTCTCTGGCGGGCGTGTCTAACACCAAATCGGGCGAGCATGTTTCACCGTCTACAGCGGAAAGTTTACCCGCCGTGATGAACGCTGTTACGGTGATCAGTGAAGCGGTGGCCACCATGCCTTGTTACCTGTATCGGGTTCAGCACCAGAACGGCAAAGAATCCCGCGAATGGCTCAGTAATCACCCCGTAGATTATTTGCTGAATGAGTGCCCGAATGACTGCCAGACCCCGTTTCAGTTTAGGCGAACCCTGATGCGTCATTGCTTACTCAATGGTAATGCCTATGCCGTGATTGTCTGGGGGCGGGATGGTCAGCCTCAATCGTTACACCCTTACCCACCGTCAGCGGTTGTCCCTCAGCGACTATCCGATCACCGGTTCTCATACACCATCACAGAGCCTTACAGCGGCAAGGTGAAAACCTACTTACAGGAAGAAGTTCTACATTTACGCTATGCCACCGAAGACGGCTTTCTTGGGCGATCACCTGTTACCATCTGCCGAGAGACATTGGGCTTGGGGCTGGCACAACAGCGCCACGGTGCCAGTATCATGAAAGACGGCATGATGGCTGCAGGGGTTATCAAGTCCGCTGAGTGGCTGGATGGCACAAAAGGCGCTAAGGCACTGGAAGCCCTCGAACGTTATAAAGGTGCTCGCAATGCAGGGAAAACGCCGATCCTTGAAGGTGGCATGGACTACCAGCAATTAGGCATGAGTAACCAAGATGCCGAGTGGCTGGCATCACGCCGTTTCACGATTGACGATATCGCCCGTATGTTCAATGTCAGCCCGATCTTTCTGCAAGAGTATTCGAACAGCACCTACAGCAACTTTAGTGAAGCCTCACGCGCTTTTCTGACTATCACCATGCGCCCTTGGCTTGCCAACTTTGAGCAACAAATCAAAGCCGCCTTACTGATGGCATCCCCGAAACACGGCATTCGTTACCAAGTCGAGTTTGATACCGCCGATTTGCTTCGCGCCAATCCGAAAGAACGCTTCCAGAGCTACGAGACGGCGATTAAATCCGGTGTCATGTGTCCGAATGAAGCCCGTGAACGCGAGGGATTATCCCCCCGTGACGGTGGCGATGAGTTTAGCCAGGCATGGAAGCAAGAGGTCAGTATTAAAAAAACCGAGGTGAAAGATGAGTAACTCTCTCATAACATTGGATGAAATCAAGCAGCATTGCCGGATAGATGAAAGCGATACGCTTGAGGATGCACTCCTTAAGGGCTATGCCGACGCTGCGTTAGAAGTCTGCCAGCAGCATATCGGCAAACGGTTTGATGAAGGCTTGGAATTGACACCTGCTATCAAGGTGGGCTGTCTGCTTTATATCGGCTTGCTGTATGAGAATCGAGCAATGGCGGGAGAGGCAGAACTGAAAGAAGTGCCTTTCACTATCAAGTCATTGTGGTCTGTCTATCGTGATGTGGGCGTCTATTAAATGCCGTGGCAACCGTTAAGGCGTTGTGGCTACCCCGGTTGTAAGCAACGGGTAAAGTCCGGTCGCTGTGAGGAACATCGACGGGAACAGAACAAGCAGCGAGGCACACGTACCGAACGTGGTTACAGTAATCAATGGGGCAGGTACAGGCTGCTGTATCTCAAGGCTAACCCCTTATGTGTCCATTGCCTCAAGCAGAACCGCTACACACCCGCTACCATCGTGGATCACATTATCCCCATCAATGGTGATAGTGATGTGCTGTTCTGGCCTGAATCCAACCATCAAGCCCTGTGTCATGGCTGCCATAACCGCAAGACGGTACAAACAGATCCAGCAACGAAACAGAAGCGCAAGAATGGGGAATACAGAGAGCAGGAGGCCGAAGCAGCAAAGTACAATGACTGGATGTATCAACATGGATAACCAAGAGATAAACCAGCTAGTTAAAGGGTTACTAAAGCACAGTGAACCCTATCGACAACAAAATCAGATTGTGCCTGAGAAGCCCACAGCGAGGCGTAAGACGCAACGTGATAGGGAGTTAATGGCATGCTTTCGGAATCGTTAGAGAAGCACTCAGAGGGGGTAGGGGTATCAAAAATGACAAACGCCCCACTAAAAGGAACCGCCGCCTCCTCAAATTTTTATGCGCGGCACTTTTTTCAATAGCAGTAATCTTTATAGGAAACAACATATTATGGCAAGAGCACCCAAACCCCCGGTTTATTTAAATGATATCGCTGCCGAGCAATGGAAATCGAAAGCCAAGATTCTTAACGAACGGGAGGATCTCAGTCCGGCAGACTGGAACAACTTAGAACTGTACTGCGTCAATTATGCGATTTACCGTAAAGCCGTGGCCGACATTGAATTGCGCGGGTTCGCGGTGGAAGGTTCACGCGGCGCAGCGACCAGTAATCCATCACTGAAAGCGAAAGCCGATGCCGAAAAAATCATGATAAAAATGTCGTCATTGCTGGGCTTTGATCCGGTATCCCGCCGCCGAAATCCGATAGAAAGCGACGAACCTGATGATTTAGATGTGCTGATTGCCTGAGTGAGGTCATAGTGAATGCATGGGAGCAGTACGCTCTGGATGTCGAAAATGGCACAATTCCGGCCTGTAAGCGCCTGAAACAGGCCGTAAAACGCTATCATAACGACCTGAACAACCCGCTTTACACGTTTGATACTGAGGTGGTAGAGCGTTTTATTGCGTTCTCCCGTCTTTGTCCGCACGTCAAAGGCCATTTGCGGGGTAAGCCGATTGTCTTGGAGCCGTGGCAGCAATTTGCCTTTGCCAACCTGTTCGGCTTCAAAGTCAAGGCCACCGGACGCAGAAAATACCGCAGTGCTTACATTCAGGTGCCGCGCAAAAATGCGAAGTCCACGGTTGCCGCGATACTGGCGAACTGGTTCCTCGTGATGGAACAGGGACAACAAGATATCTACACCGCCGCTGTCAGTCGCGATCAGGCGCGTATTGTCTTTGATGATGCCCGCCAGATGTGCCTGTTATCAAAGCCGTTCAAGAGACGGGTATCTATCCAACAGCACAAAGTAACCTATCCAAAGAGCAACAGCCTGTTAAAGCCACTGGCGGCGAAAGCTGCCACGATTGAAGGCACAAATCCCAGCCTTGCCATTGTGGATGAATATCACTTGCACCCCGATAACGCCGTGTACTCTGCCCTTGAATTGGGGATGGGCGCACGTCCCGAAGGTGTCCTGTTTGCCATTACCACGGCGGGCAGTAACGTGATATCGGCCTGTAAACAGCATTATGATTATTGCTGTCAGATATTGAATGGCGAAGAACACAACGCATCGCTGTTTGCCCTGATCTACGAACTGGACGACGAGAACGAGATTGACGATGAAACACGTTGGATCAAGGCTAACCCCAATCTCAATGTCTCGGTAGACAGTGACGCACTGCATGACACGATACAGAAAGCCCGTGGCATTCCCTCACAGTGGACGGAAATGTTAACCAAACGCTTTAATATCTGGTGTCAGGGCGAAACACCGTGGATGGGTGAAGGCGCATGGAAAGCCTGTAAGACTGATTATGACGAGAACGACCTGAAAGGACTGGAGTGTTACGCCGGACTGGACTTATCTTCAACGGGCGATATCACCAGTATTTGCTACACGTTCCCCGTGGATAATGAACTGTTATTACTGACCCGTCATTACCTGCCCGAAGCCCAGCTACAGAATCCCGCCAATAAGAATCGGGCTGTCTATCGACAGTGGGCACAATCAGGCTGGATACGCACCACAACGGGCGACTGCATTGATTATGATCGTATCCGTGATGACATTCTCAAAGACAGTCAGCACTTTGATATCAAATTAGTGGGTTTTGATACATGGAACGCTACACACTTAAGAACTCAGCTACAAGGTGCAGGGGTTGAGGTTGAGCCATTCCCGCAAACCTACATGCGCTTTAGCCCGGTGGCTAAATCTGCCGAGGTGTTTGTTAATCGTAAGGTCATTCGTCACAATGGCGATCCGGTTCTCTCATGGGCGATGTCCAATGTGGTGATGGAGACAGACGCTAACGCCAATATCAAGCCGAACAAGAAGAAGTCCGCGAACAAAATTGACCCCGCCATTGCGTTCCTGATGAGCTTTGGTACATGGCAGAGTGAGCATGAAGAGTTTGCTTTCAGTCTCAATGAGGAACAGAAGCAACGGCTGGCTAGCTTTGATGGGATTTAGCTAACCCATTGATTTTACTAATTTCTGGCACAGAGACAGAGTTATTAATAATCAAGAGGTTACGGTTAGCATTAATGTATATATTTGATTTTATTCATGAATAAAAAACGGGATCATCTCAAAGTGGGATATCCCACTTAGGGTA